GCTTCTTTCTTGACAAAGCACTGATTAAATGGGGGCTCTGGTCCCATAATTAGTCCTTTCTCTAGAATATATCTCTGTGTTGGTCGTTTCTGTTTCTCTCTAACTTCATCCATGGAACAAGGATGTTGTCTCGTGTGTGAATTGAGCAACCTACTGATGTATTGTTGAAAAATATGGTAATGTTTCTGTTGCATTGGAACATCTCTAGCAATCTTGTCGATTCTCCCATTGATTCCAGCAACTGCATTATTCAAAGTATTGTTTGGTGAAAATGCACCATCTATTATTGGATTCATAAATGCTACCAACGAAGGTCTGATTGGTGTTAATGGTGTATAGCGAGGAAACATATCATACGATTTAACAGCATAATCAACAACATAGTTTCTTGCTATATCGTACACGGGTCTTTCAAAGCGCAAAATCATATATTCATATAATGCTGCGGCTTGAATTTTGTTAGAGCCAGTGTTATTAGCAATGGTATGTACAGATATGCCTGTCTTTGAATTCATGTGTAATGTTCGGATGAATTCAAATTCCGCAGTATCTACAGTAGTTGCCGAGTAACTGTTTTGTTTACAAATTGATATTTTGTCCTCGTTGGAACTAATGGTTCTTAATACTGTAAAACCATTATCCCCAACATTCAGTCTTTTCAAAGGTTTCTCATCAAACCAATAATAAGAGAAAATAGCCATGGGTCCTACCCAAGTGTTATTGGGTATTAAGGCTATTATACTATGGTCTTCTCCAAACTTTCTTCTCTCAACAATATATTGTTTGTAGGTAAAGGTGTCCCAATTCATAACATAAAATGATTCTACTCCGTAGTCCCATAATTTGTGTGTGTATGTTGCAGAACCTGAAACATGCATTGAAATTGTTTCATCATCAATGAAAGTGTATCCTATATCATTGGTTGTACATTTAGCTGCTCGAGTTGGAGTCAAAGTGTACAAAAATACAGGATTGTCTTGCAAAGTAAGAAACTCTGGCATATCAATGTAGTAGTCAGTGTCTACGATAGAAATTATGGAATCACACGGAACTTTATCATTGTGCGGTGCGACTCTCGAATCTTTACCCCAATAGATATTATGTGTGATAGTTTTACCACCCTGTGCATCTGACGGTCTCGCTTGAATAACGTGTTCTCTCAAACCCAAGGTGGATATAATGAGAGACATATTTTTCGCTGCACTCGACCTATTGCGTGCTGCAGTCGGATGAGAGTGGGCTGCATCTGAATTACCCAAGAACAAGTTGAGTCTAGTGAATCTCTCCTTTACCCTTCGGTGGTTCTGATACAAATAATTAAACTGATGTAGTATCTGTGAAATCACTGACACCACATATGGTTTAAGTTGTTGTGACGCGTACTTAATGAACAATGAATAAAGCGTTCTTCTCGCTATTAGATATATTAACCAAACTGGTACTATTCTAGTTAATAAAAATTTAACAACGCGAAAAATTTTCTTTTCAAACCAATAAGTTGAGTCATTTGTCAACAGCGCAAACGGCCTGATCATCTCAGTTACAATGACCTTAGCTGCTTGAGTTGTTGCAAGTATTTGTTGTAATTGTGAC